ACCCGTGAGGAAATGCTACAACAGGCTGAAGCCATTGGCATGAAGGTTGACAAACGCTGGTCAGATGCGACACTTCTGAAACACATTGAGGAATCAGCATGGGCTACACAAAACGACAATTCATAAGCGCAGCCTTTGAGGAAATCGGGTTAGCGTCTTATGTATTTGATTTACAGCCTGAACAGCTTGAATCTGCCCTGCGTAGATTAGATGCAATGATGGCAGACTGGAACGCCAAGGGCATCCGCTTGGGTTATCCTTTGCCATCCAGCCCACAAGATAGCGACCTAGATGAAGAAACCCTTGTGCCTGATTCGGCTTATGAGGCCATTATTTGTAGTCTAGGCATTAGACTTGCCCCAAGTTACGGCAAGCAAGTGATGATTGAGACCAAGACCACTGCCAAGCAAGGTTACGATATTCTGTTGCAAAGAGCCACATTCCCGCTTGAACAGCAACTTCCGTCAACGATGCCTGCTGGTGCTGGAAATAAACCTTGGCGTGTATACGATAATCCGTTTGTCAGACCACCATACTTCCCTGTCGATGCTGGGCCAGATGGCCCTATCCAATATAACTAAAGGACAGTCATGCCACAAATCAATCAGCTACCGTTTTTAAATACGATTTCAACTGGAGACCAGTTACCAGTTTATTCGCCAAACAATGGTGATGCAAGACGCATCTCAATTGGTAATCTGTTGACGTTTTTCCAGCAGACTTTTGCATCGCCAACGCTGTCGGTGAATCTTTACGTGCCTGGCTCTGGGTTTAATATCACAGTTCCAACTCCTGTCAGCCAAGACCAATGGATGCTGTTGCAACCCGCTGGAACGCTGGCCTCTGGCACGATTACCCTGCCTTTGAATACGGGTGTGCCTGATGGCACTACGGTGCTGATTACGACAACCCAAGAGATCACCTCGCTGACCATTGCGCTGAATGGTGCGACTGCACTTTATGGTGGAGTATCGTTCTTGGGCGCAGGAACTGCAACAGCCATTCGGTTTTATCAACCCACAAACTCTTGGTATCAGATCAATGCTGAGACTGTTTATGCCGCAGGAATTCAAGCGTTTCTGGCAAACCCAACCAGTGCTAATTTACGGGCGGCAATGACTGATGAAACTGGCACAGGTTCATTGGTATTTGCAACCAGCCCAACCTTGGTTACGCCAGCACTTGGTACACCATCCGCACTTGTTGGCACAAACATCACAGGCACAGCTGCTGGATTGACCGCAGGCAATGTGACCACAAACGCAAACCTGACTGGTGCTATTACATCAGTTGGAAATGCCACATCTTTGGGTTCATTTACATCGGCAAATCTTGCCTCGGCATTAACCGATGAAACTGGCACAGGCGCAAATGTATTTGCCAACACACCTACATTGGTGACTCCAAATATTGGTGCAGCCACGGGAACAAGTTTAGCAGTCACAGGCTCACTTAGATCATCTGGTACGGCTGGTGTGGGTTATTCCACAGGCGCAGGCGGTGTAGTTATTCAAGGCACAAGCCGAACCACAGGTGTGACGATTAACAAAATAACTGGTCAAATCACGTTATTTTCTGCGGCAGGCACAACTGCTGCAACTACTTTCACTGTGACCAACAGCACCGTCAATACTACCGATGCCATTATCCTCACTCAGCACACTGGCACTGATTTATATGACTTGATGGTCACTAAGACAACCTTGGGTTCTTTTGATATTACATTCCGCACCACTGGCGGCACAACAACTGAACAGCCAATATTTAACTTTGCAGTTATCAAAGGCGTGGATTCATAATGGCAACCAAGCCCAAGTCATCGGTCAACGAGGCTGGCAACTACACGAAGCCAACCATGCGTAAGCGGCTCTTTGAGGAAATCAAAGGTTCTGCTGTGCAAGGCACTGCGGCTGGTGAATGGTCGGCTCGCAAAGCCCAACTGTTGGCAAAGAAGTACAAAGAAAAAGGTGGCTCTTATAAATGAAAGCCACACAAAAAAGCCTCAAAGATTGGTCAAGTCAAAACTGGCGCACCAAGTCTGGAAAGCCATCGTCTGAAACAGGCGAGAGATATCTGCCTGAGAAGGCGATTAAAGCCTTGAGTGCGGCTGAGTATGCGGCAACCACAAGAGCAAAGCGTGAGGCTACAAAGGCTGGAAAGCAATTTGCCAAACAGCCTAAAAAGATTGCTGAAAAGATCAAGGGGTTCAGATGAAAACTCCAGCCTATGCACGAAAAGAAGGTCAGAACCCAAAAGGCGGCTTGAACGCCAAGGGAAGGGCTGCGGCAAAGGCCGAGGGCATGAATCTGAAGCCTCCTGTCAAGTCTGGTGACAATCCACGCAGGGCATCGTTCTTGGCTCGCATGGCTGGCAATGCTGGCCCTGAGTACAAAGATGGTGAACCAACTCGATTGCTATTAAGTCTGAGGGCTTGGGGCGCATCATCAAAAGCAGATGCCAAAGCCAAGGCAAAACGCATCTCTGAACGCAATAAGGCCAAGTGATGCAGATACCTATCCTAAACGGCATTTTTACCGACAGCACCCCTGAACTGCGTACATCGTACCCAGTGAACCTTGTGCCTGTGCCAAAGCAGTCAGGCATCAGCAATGGGTTTCTGCGACCAGGCGATGGGATTGTGGCAAACGGCACAGGGCCAGGCGTTGACCGTGGCGGCATCAACTGGCAAGGCCAGTTATATCGAGTCATGGGTACAAAGTTGGTGGAAATCGACAGCACAGGCGTAGTGACCGTGCTGGGCGATGTTGGTGGGCCAGTAGATCAACTGGTGACATTTGATTACAGCTTTGATGTGCTTGCGATAGCTTCTGGTGGTCGCCTATATTATTGGATACCAGTTAATACTCCAGCAACATTGGTATGGAATCCAACTGCACCAATTCTGAGGCAAGTTACTGACCCAGACCTTGGCGTAGTGCTTGATGTGGCATGGGTTGATGGCTACTTCATGACCACTGATGGTGCAAATTTAGTTGTCACAGAGTTGACAGACCCAACTCAAGTCAATCCGTTGAAATATGGTAGTTCAGAAGTTGACCCAGACCCCGTGGTGGCTTTGATAAAGTTGCGAAACGAGGTCTATGCCCTCAACAGCAACACTATTGAGGTATTTGATAACGTGGGCGGTGAATTATTTCCATTTGCACGAATCGATGGAGCGCAAGTTCAAAAAGGCGTACTTGGCACACAAGCCTGTTGCATTTTTATTGATCGCATTGCTTTTTTAGGTGGTGGTCGCAACGAAGCCCCATCTATTTATGTTGGTGCAGCCGCAACAACTCAGAAACTCAGCACACAAGAAATTGACGATATTTTGTTGCAATACACTGAAGCTCAGTTGACACTGGTAAAGTTGGAAGCCAGAAACGATAAGAACCATCAGCATCTGTATGTGCATCTGCCAGATCAAACCCTTGTGTATGACGCATCCGCATCTGAGGCACTGCAAACCCCTGTTTGGTTTGTTCTGGTCAGCACCTTATCAGGATTAGCCCAATACCGAGCCAGAAACATGGTTTGGGTCTATGACAGATGGATGGTGGGTGATCCGCTGTCCAACAATATTGGTTATTTAGTACAGGACACAGGTCATCATTGGGGACAGCAAGTCCGTTGGGAGTTTGGCACATTGATTGTTTACAACGAAAGCAATGGTGCAATCTTCAACGAGATGGAACTTGTCAGCCTTACGGGTAGCATTGCATTGGGCAAAAACCCAAAAATAAGCACCAGCTACTCATTGGATGGGCAGACTTATTCACAGGAAAAGTTTATCTCTGTTGGCACGATTGGCAATCGCCAAAAACGTCTTGCATGGTTTCAGCAAGGTCACATGAGGAACTGGCGCATACAGCGTTTCCGTGGCGACAGCGATGCCCATGTGTCCTATGTTCGCCTAGAGGCACAGATTGAGGCATTGGCATACTGATGGCAACCGCACCAGTTTCCCGCAGACTGAACTTGACCCGTGACCAGCTTGCGGAGTTTTTGACCGATCAGCAACAGATCAGGCAGTTTGAACTTTTATTTTCTACTGTTGATACCTTGCAGGTAATTGTCGGGACTGATTTTGAATATCAGGCAGACACGGCAGCGGCAACAGCAAACGAGGCATTGGCACAATTAAGTGCTTTGGCACAGGATACAGCAGTCGATGATGCTGTCCTCAACGCCAAGGTGCAACAGACATTAGATGCTATTCCAAGATTGGCTCAAGCATTGGATTTGCTTGCACTAGCCCCTGTGCGTAATAATATCGAACTGGAGCATGATGTAAATGGCATCTTGCCGTATGCAAACCAAACCCCAAGGGTTCGATCTAATCAGGTGCTGATATGGCTTTCGATGTAATTACCCCTGTTAAATTAGGCCAATCCGCCATCACAACTGGTGTGACTACGCTGTACACCGTACCAGCCAGTACACGCACGTTGCTCAAAGAATTTAGCATTGCTAATACAACGGCAGCCGCTATTAATGTGAGAGTGTTTTTAGTTCCATCAGCAGGTTCGGCTGGAACTGGAAATGCTTTTCTCTACGATGTGCCTGTGCCAGCAAATAATGCCTTGCAATACAACGGCATTGAAGTACTGAACGCAGGGGACACCATTCAAATTCAGGCGGCATCGACTGGCCTAACAATCATCGCAAGTGGTGGCGAAGCCACATAAGGAGTATGAAATGACCGTATCAATCAAGGTGCTGATACCACCAAAGCAAGCAGAAAATGCCCAGACTACGCAGTACACCGCAGTCAACTGCAAAGCGATTATTGACAAATTCACCGCCACCAATACCACGGCAGGCAATGTCACAATCAGCGTCAACTTGGTCACAAGTGGCGGCACAGCAGGAGCAGCCAACTTGATTGTGGATACTCGAAGCATTGCACCAGATGAGACCTACACATTCCCTGAATTAGTTGGTCAAGCATTGGAGTCTGGTAGTTTTATCTCAACGATTGCCAGCGCAGCCACATCATTGACAATACGAGCATCAGGCCGAGAAATTACTTAAAGGAGCTAGAAATGAAAGAATTTATGATGATTCCCCGAGGCTTTAATGGCTTGCCGATGGAAGAAGAATTTTTGACCAACGCAGAGAATAAAAAGAACTATGCCGTTGCGGTCGCTGATTGGAACTATGGCCCTGAAATGCCCACCAATGAGCCTAGCGCAAATAAGGAGTTCTACGCTAGTTTAGCAGAGGCGATGCAATGCGATGAAAAAGATGCAAGACGCAAGCATTGCTCAAACTGCGAATATTACGATAACAGCTTCATGACCCAAGTCAGAATTGAGCGCATCCCAATGGCGGCTTATGACAAGGGCGCAGGTTTCAGGGGTCACTGCGAAAAGCTGAACTTTATCTGTAACGATATGCGGGTTTGTCAGGCTTGGGAAGACAGAGAATATGAGGATTGACCTTTTGTCAATTTGTGCGAAAATCAAGCCGCTGAGTTCTGGCATCCAGCGGCCTGCCCTATCTAGGAGTTGTGGATGACCAATGGACTGCGAGAAAACCTGAACAAGGTTTTTATGCTACCTACGCCAGCCGTAGAGTGGCTACTCATGGTCTTTGATGCCATCCAAGTCTTTGATGATGTAGCAGATGGCGATCAAGTGGCACGAGAAGACCTCAATGCGACCATTTGGAACACCTTGGTGGGTATGCACCAGAACACATTTTTTATTGCCAATAGCGCCCATTTAACGCCTTTGTTGGCGACAATGATTCTTAAGTGGCAAGCCTCGGATACGGCAGAACGAAATAAACAGGCAGATGCCAAATCATTTGTTTGGCGAGCTGGATATTACGATTTGATTTTGATGACCGTTTCGCTAGTGCATGGGGCTGGATATGCCACAAAATATGGTCATCATGTGATGGCTTTATATGGCGAGACTTTTGAAGATTACATGAAGGAGTTTGGCGATGCCTGATCCAGTCACAGCCTTAGTCGTTGGTGGAAGCCAACTGATCGGCAGTTCAATGCAAGCCAAAGCCGCTGGCGAAGCCGCAGACATTCAGTCTGGTGCAGCCCAAGCAGGCATTGAAGAGCAACGCAGACAGTTTGATGCTTTACAGGCGATATTGAAACCTTATGTAGAGGTTGGTGCGCCAGCAATGGCTCGTTTTCAAGCATATGGTGAAGCAGGGCCAAAAGCATTTGAACAACAACAAGCATTAGCTGGTGTTCTTGGCCCTGAGAGACAGGCAGCAGCGATTGCCGAAATTGAACAGGGTGCTGGTTTTCAAGCCAGAGTGCGATCTGGTGAAGAAGCATTATTGCAACGTGCATCTGCCACAGGTGGATTACGTGGTGGCAATATCCAAGCGGCATTGGCTCAATTTAGACCACAAATGTTGGAACAAGAAATTGAGCGCCAGTATGGAAGACTTGGTGGTTTCTCAGATATTGGTCGTGAAACAGAAGCTAATTTGCTAAAAATAGGTCAAGCATCTGCGGCTGGTGTTGGCGCACAAGGCATAACTACTGGCACAAATGTGGCAAATTTACTTGCTCAACAGGGTGCGGCACGGGCTGGTGGTGAGATCGGTCAAGCGAGAGCTTATGGACAATTATTTAACTTGCCTGGTCAACTGCTTGGTTTCCAATATGGTGCAGGAAAAACTCCAGGACTTGGGTTTTAAGGATTAGAACATGGCAACGATTAACCCTTTAGTGCGCCCAATTGATTACACAGTGGATGTGCAAAGTCCATTTGAATCTGCTTTGGGTGGATTCAAACTTGGTGCTGGAGTTGCTGAAATACAAGCAACACAGCAAAGGCGTGAACTTGAACGCAGAGCATTAGAGCAAGCACAAGCAGCTCAAACTGAACTTGCAAATTTATTTAAAAACCCAAACGCAACAGCAACAGATTACGCACGAGTTACGGCATTTTTGCCTAAAGATCAAGCGGCAACAGTGTTGTCAGGTTTTGAGGCTCAGACCAAAGAACAGCAACAAGCTACATTAAGACAAGGCACTCAGGTTTACACAGCTATTAAGTCTGGAAATTTACCAGTTGCTGAAATGCAACTTAAGGAACAAGCCACAGCACTTAGAAATGTTGGCAGAGAAAAAGAAGCGCAGGGTTATGACGACCTTTCAAATCTTATCAGGCTCAACCCAACAGGAGCGCAGACAACAATTGCATTGACTATTGCTGGATTGCCTGGTGGTAAAGATTTTCTTGATAATGCTGATAAGACATTATCAACACAGAGGGCAGAAGCCCTCCAGCCAAGCGCATTGAAAAAGGCCATAGCAGATGCAGACAAAGCCGTGGCAGATGCCACCACAGCACAGCAAACAGCCAAAAATGCACCAGAGAGAGCAAAAGCTGATGCAGACAAAGCAGTAGCAGATGCTAACAAAGCCAGAGTGGAGGCACAGTTTGCAGAGCAGCAACAACTTGCCATTCTTGAGAAAAGTAATTGGGATGTTAAAAATCTCAAAAGCCAAATTAGTGATCGTTCAGCACAGCTAAATTTAAAAACACAAGAAGTTGCCGCAACTGTGGCTGAAAAATTAGCATCTGTTGGTCAAAAATTAAATGAAGTAC